CCCGTTGCAAGCGTCCAGAACGGCCTTGGCGACATTGTCGAGATCCGGCTTGCCCGGAACCTCATCGCCACGCTTTGCGGCCTCCTGGCGGCGTTTAGACCAGCTGGCAGGGATCGGCGCGAAGATGACGATGCGCACCGACCACGGGTGAGGCGAGGGCAGCACATTGCCCATCGCGTTGTGCGCGGCCTCGCTGACCAGCTTCTCCCAGGCCACCGTCTTGGCTGGCGTGTACATGCGCGGCCTGCCAGCAATCGTGCTGACCCTCGGCCGGCCCTTGCCGACTGCCGGGCCGTCGATCGTGAAGTAGACCGCCAAGCTCACGCACGAATTCCTTCGCGCTCGGCCCACTGACTGAGCAGCACCAGTTCAACCTCGTGAACCGCTCGCGGATCGGATCCAAGCCCCAGCCACTGCGTCAGGACGTGGGCGTCGTAGTCACCCTTCCATTCGACGTGACAACTATGGTGCAGGGTGCTCTCTCGGCTGCAACCAATCTTCCGCACGACATGCCGGGTGCCGCCAGGCGTCTCATGGCACCGCCGGATGAAGACGTATCGCTCGCCAGTACGCTTCAGGATGAAGACCTGGCCAGGCTGCAGGTTGCGCACTCGCCTGATCATCGCGCAATCCAATCGTCCATTGCATCGGCTATCGCTTGGAAGTATTGCTTTGCCACCGCACCAGGCAACACGTCGGCAATGTCCGTCAAAGTAGCCGGCCTTATGACGTGCCGGGTGCCACCAGGCATGTGTTGGTCGCGCCGGAGCGTTACCCAATGAAACATAGAGCTGCCGCAGTGCAGGTTAGCTCCCGGTGACATGTACTCGAAAATCTCTCCGTTGCTTGCCAGAATGAACAACTCGCCAGGCCGTAAGTCTTTAACAGAATTGTTCATCGCGGCCCCGCCAGCAACCGCTCGATCCGCTGATGCACGTCGCTGTAGCGGCTCGACAGGTGCGTGCGGATGAGCTCGTCGATGATGCTGGCCCGACTGCGGCGCTGGTCTTCAGCGGCCTTGTCCAACATCTCCCGTGTGCTGGGCTTCAGCCTGACCATGAAGGGCTTGTAGGGCTCGATCTCCATCGGCTTCCCTTGGTATCGTTGCGATTCCGCGATGATACCGTTTGGTCAATGGACTAGCCTAGTGTCAACGGGTTAGGTTAGGGTTTCCCCTAGTATCTCCCAGCCGATTGGGTATTTGACAAGCCGAAAAGAACCGTGCGAGTATTCGTTTCAGCGGTATCACTGTGATATCGCAGACCACCGAAAAACAGGAGTCTGAACATGCGAGTTGATCAAGCCGTCCAATCTCTGTGGAACTCTGGCTACCGTGCCAATGCCTCCACCGTGTTACCTGGCTACGTCGTAGTCCTTGACCCAGTTCTGGTCGTGTCTGGCGGCGAGCGCCGCATTGAGTACAAGCGCGTCAGTCTGCACAGCACCCAGGTCAGCAAGTTCCTGATCGACCGCAGCTGATCATGCGCATCCTGGCCATCCTCGCGTTCATCGCGCTCGGCGCCGGCCTCGGCGCCGCCTTCGCCACCGGGTCACCCTGGGCGCTCGTGCCCGTGCTCCTGCTGGCCCCGTTCGTCATTCGTTGATCCCAGATAGAGGACACTATGACCAAGTTCGTCGCTTACTTCCGCGTCTCCACCGAGCGCCAGGGCCAGTCAGGCCTTGGCCTTGAGGCCCAGCAGGCTGCGGTCAAGCAGTACGCTGCAGACATCACCCACTCGTTCACCGAGATCGAGTCCGGCAAGAACGATGACCGGCCGCAGCTGCTTGCAGCGATCGCACTGTGCAAGCGTACCGGCGCCGCCCTGCTGATCGCCAAGATCGATCGCCTGTCCCGACAGGCTGCGTTCCTTCTGACGCTCCGCGACTCTGGCGTGCAGATCGTTGCCGCCGACATGCCGCACGCCGGCACCCTCGAGTTCGGCATCCGCGCAGTTGTTGCACAGCATGAGCGCGAGGAGATCAGCCGCCGCACTAAAGCCGCCCTGGCCGCTGCCAAGGCCCGTGGCGTGAAGCTCGGGTGCCCGGTCCCCGAGCGTGGCAGCGTCGCCGGTATCGCTGCCATCCAGGCCCGTGCCAGTGCCTACGCTATGCGCCTGGCGCCGATCGTGGCCGACATCAAGCGTGCCGGCTGCACCACCCTTCGCGAGATCGCTGCCGCCCTGCAAGCACGCGGCATCGCGACCCCCCGCGGCGGCAGCAATTGGGCGCCGTCGCAAGTTCGCAACCTTCTGGAGGCCTGCAATGCGTGAGTCAAAACCCTTGTCCAAGGTGCCGATCGGCACCGGCTACCGGCCGGAGCTCCGGCACAAACCAACCTGGGAGGAGCTCGAGATCCAGCACTACCTGTTGCGCAAGCCTGGCGCCAAGCGCCGTCTGTCTGACGGCTTCATCGCGGTGCTCTGCGTCGTTGCCGTTGTACTGCTAGGGCTCGCGCTATGAGCCTCGAGGGTCGGACAATCAAAGAGCAGCAGCTGGGCCTGTTCGAGGTTCAGCATGGCGAACTGCTCGAGCGGTGCCGGGCAGCGGCCATCGTGTACGCCCGCCGGCACGGGTTTGTGAGTATCAACGAAGTGCGCGAGGCCGTCACGTTGCCGCCTGGCACGCACCCCAGTCTGCTGGGCGCGGTATTCCGCACCCGCCAGTTCCGCGCCATCGGATACACCGAGGCGCTTCACCCGGCCGCGCACGCTCGAGTCGTGCGGGTCTATGCTTTACAGGAGACGCACGATGGTCAGTAAGGTCACCCCCGATGACATGCTCAGCGCCAGCCGCCTGCCGGCGCTTATGGGCCTGTCCAAGTACCGCAGCCCGAATGATGAGCTTCAATACTCAATCGGCGCGATGCAGGGCGAGAATGTACGCACTGAAGGCAATGAAGCGATGAGCTGGGGCAACGAACTTGAGCCCATCATCCTGCGTGAAGCCGCCCGCCGGCTGCGCCTGATCGACCTGGTCACCGATCACCCCGAGGCCAAGTTCCACCCCGACGTGCCGCTCTGCTGCAGCCTGGACGGCACCGCTGACGGTGGCGGGCAGATCATCACCACCGACCCGGACGCCGGGATCTACGTCATCGGCCAGGATCAGATCGAGCTCGCAGGCATCGGCGTGCTCGAGGCCAAGCTGACCAGCGTGAGCCCGGAAGACACGCCGGCGCTGTACCGGGGGCCGATCCAGCTGCAGGCCCAGATGGATATTGTCCAGGCTCGCTGGGGCTGCATCGCCGTGCTCTATCAGGGCACCGAGCTCAGGCTGTTCCTCTTCGCTCCGCACCAGCCGCTCGTCGACCGGATCTATGGCCTGGCCACCGACTTCCAGCGCCGGCTCGACATCTGGAAGAAGAAGCAGATCGTCGACTGGTATCAGCCGATCAACAGCAAGGATGCCGATCGCATGTTCCCCCAGGCCGACGAAGCAGTGATCGACTTGGGCAGCGAAGGTGAGCGCCTGGCGCGAGAGATCCTCGAGGCCAAGAAGACGATCACCAAGGCTGAGGCTGACCGAGAGGAGGCCGAGAAGAAGCTCAAGACGATGCTGCGCACCGCCAGTCGCGGCACCGCCGGCAATCTCGAGATCAAGTGGCCGATGCGGAACTACGCTGCGACAGCCGCCAGGGTCGTGCCTGCGAAGGCCGCGTACAGCGTGCGCCAGTCCACCCTGGCCATCAAGGAGCTCAAGAAATGACAGACCTACAAGCCGCCCACGATCGCGCTGTCCGCGCCATCCTGAACGCGATGCACCTGGCCTCTGAGGAGGAAGCGACCGAGGTCGTCGACTCGATGGCCGCGCTGGTGCTCGAGACCATCAAAGCATTCCTGCCGGAAGGTGAAGAGACATGCAACTGACGAAACCTGGCCCAAAGCAATCGCTCGATAAAAGCATTGAGAGGTTCTGGAACAAAGTTGATCAATCAGGTGGCCGCTTTGCTTGCTGGCCGTGGCTTGGATCGAGAAAGGAAAAGGGCTACGGGCAGACCTACTTCATGGGCAAAAACAAGCGCACGCATCGCGTTGCCTTTGAACTGGAGAACGGTTCAGTCCCGGCCGGTCTGCTGGTCTGCCATGTCTGCGACAACCCAGCGTGCTGCAACCCGTGGCACCTGGTCGCCGCGACTGCGAAACAAAACACAAAAGATATGATTCACAAAGGTCGCGCCAACTTCTTAAACAACCTTCCGCATCAAAAAGGAGTGGCGCGATGAATAGCCTCGTCACAGTTAATCAGTCAGGGTTTGCACCAGCCAACATCGGCGAGGCCGTGCAGCTGTCCGAGATGCTGGCCCGCTCCAGCCTGGTTCCAAAACAGTACCAGGGTAAACCCGAGGATATTCTGGTGGCCACCATCTGGGGCAAAGAGATCGGGCTCGGCACCTTGCAGAGCTTGCAGAACATTGCGGTCATCAATGGCAAGCCTTCTGTGTACGGCGATGCCATGCTGGCGCTTGTCCAGGCCAGCCCAGTGTGCGAGGGAATCGATGAGCACATCGAGAACGAAGGCACGCCGAACCCCAGCGCCGTCTGCATCGCCAGGCGCAAGGGCCGGATGCCGGTCATCGCCAGGTTCAGCGTCGAGGATGCCAAGCGGGCAGGGCTGTGGGGCAAGGCCGGCCCCTGGCAGGCTTACCCCAAGCGGATGCTGCAGATGCGTGCCCGTGGCTTCGCCCTGCGTGACGCATTCCCTGACGTGCTGAAGGGCTTGATCACCGCCGAGGAGGCCCAGGACTACCCGGCCGATGAGCCCCGCAAGATGCGCGACATCACGCCCACGAAGCCGGCCAACCCGCTCGATGCCATCGCCCCGCCGGCGCCGCCACCGCCCGTGGAGGTCGAGCCCGTGGTTCAGACCAGTGACCCGATCGTCATCGCCGAGCAGATGGCCGACACCGTCGAGCATCTGGTCACCCAGGCGAAGGAAGCCGGCTTCGAGGTCGTCGAGGTCGTCGAGGTCACCGAGGAGGAGCTCGAGCGCGAGGCCATCATCGCCGAGTCAGGCAACCCGCCGCGACATCCTGGCTTCGCGCTGATGGTGCCTGGCAGGGAAGAGCCGCTGGCTACCTACCCGACGATCGAGGAGTGGTATGACGCCTATGAGGCGCTGGCTGACAAGACCGCCAGGGCTGGCCGTGCTGCTGCTCGCACCAGGATGACCAAGCTCCGCGAGCTCCGCGAGGCCAACGAAGGGCAGCTGGGGCGCTTGCCGCTGGCCCTGAAGCCGATTCACATGGCGAAGTACAACCAGCGCCTGGCCGCGCTGGGCGCAACCCTGACGCCCGAGGAGCGGGCTGCAGAGTCAGGCCAGGCTGCTGCCTGACCCTTCGGTCATCTTGCCGGCGGCGCTGGCCACCTCGGTCACCCGCCGGCCCCAGCCTTTCCCGAACGTCTCCCAGGTCGGCAGCGCCTGCAAGAACTCCAAACGCTTCGCTTGGTATTTGGACACGATCTCGTCAGCAGGCATGGCCGCGACAGCTTTCAGCGTGCCAGGCCCGATCACCCCGTCATCATCTGCGCCGACTACTTGCTGCAAAAACTTGACAGCACGGCCTGGGCCGCTGTTGATGCCGCAGTCGAACACGCAGTAGTCGACCCCGGCCGGCAGGTCGTCGCCACGCACCCGATCCCAGTATCGAGTCTTGTATAACGGCGCCACCATCTCAGGCGTCAGGCTGCGCATCTCAGCCTCGTCAACCGGGCGCTTGACCCATTCCTCCCAGACGCGCTTGGTGACGCCCAGGTTGGTCATGCCGCCAGGATCAGCCGGGTGATTCACGAAGCCGCCCTCGTGGTGCAGCACTGCTGCCAGCGCGGAGTCGAAGTTCTCTTTCATTTCTTCGCCTTCATGTCGATGATCTTCTCGAGCGTCCTGCCGCCAAAGTAGAACGACATGATCAACATGCCCCACTGGCCCAGGAGCTCAACGTAAGCCTGGTTCGTGTCCATCTTGAACGCCGACATCATCGCGAAGGTGAAGTACCCGGCGAGGATGGCGATCAGCGTCATCGGCCTGATGTTCTTCGACAGCCAGGAGTCGCTGGCCATGTCAGCCTTCAGCCGGTCGGTCAGGTTGTTCTGCTCGATCTCGTAGAGCTTGGTCTCGTTGGCCATCTTCTGGAGCTCGCCGTTCTGCTCCAGCTGCGCGAGCTCTGCCTTCGCCTTCGCGGCTGCAGCCGGGTCAGGAAGCACCCGGTCGAGGATCTTGCCGCCTACTTCAAGCAGCGGGCCGAGGGGTAGCATCGCCGTCCTCCTTTTTCGAGATCAGGTTCGCCGCAGCGTAGGCACCCTTGCGCCCGACGATGCCGCCGACCGCGCCGATGCAGAGCAGCATCACGTCCTTGAGAATCGCCAGAAACGCCTGGTCGATCGGGCTGATCTTCTCCATGTCGTGCTCGACGAACATCACGCCCAGGATGATGCCGACCACACTGGTCACCAGGATGCCGGTCAGCGCCAGCACGATGATGGCCCAGACGCGC